CGCCGACGGGCCCGGGCCCGGGTACATCTGGTATTACCGGTTGTTGTAATTCCCTCGCAGCTTGCTCCGGGGAGATTGGAGCTACTTGCGTGGGTATAGCCTCCGGAGGTTGCTCCTGTTGTGGCATTGCCTGTGGATAAGGCCTTTCTACAGTTGGCATTCTCGCTGTTTGCTCAAAGACTTGCTTTAATTGATTCGAATTGGGTGCTAGATTCCCAGTTTCACCAATAATCATTTTATCTTGCTTGTGAGCTTCGCCATAAGTCTGGCCCATAAACTGCATAACAGCAGCCTTCTCCTGCGGTGTCATTGGCGGCTCTTGCATGTTACAGGTCCTTTAACAGATCGTCGATATCTTCTTCTACAGTATCATTAACAACCGCAACCGGTTCGGGTTCAGTAGGTGTAGTCTCCGGTACTGGTGCTGTAGTCGCCGGAGCTGTATCTTCTGTCTTGCAGTAGTAATGCTCGTTAAACATCTCTTTAAGATCGTCATATGACTTAAGAGTAAACACCTCATTAAGATCGAACACCCTGTCATAAATATCTTTTTGCTGATCTTCTGAAAGATCAACCTTACCAGCCGCAGTAAATCTCGATGAGACATAAGTCGGAAAGTCACCTTGCTGTTCAACCTTAATCTTAAAGTTGACTCCCTCAGACCCAAGATCGAAAATACGAGGACCGAACTCTTCAGCATCTTCACCCTCGATAGCTTCAGTAATAATCTTTTGAAGCTGCTTACCGTAACGAAGCATTTTTACCTTGCCGTTATTATCCGGATTTGCTGGATCATCAACTACATAGATATTCACAAGCCACTTTTCCAAACGGCGGACTGCTTGCATCTTGTCTTTTTCTTCGTCACTACCAGTCCTAAGAACTTTAAAACGTTCTTCAGCAATAGGGTCACGCTCACCAAACGTCTGCGGGCTTAGAGTTTGAACATACTGTCCAGTAGCAAACGAATTCCATCCATGGTTGTAATAATGGAAAAACGTCTTACTTGGGTCCTTAGCGTAAGGTAAGAGCCTTACAGTATAGGTATTACCTACCTTAGTAGGCATAATTTCGTTAAATGTAGCAGAACCCTTACTATCAGAGCTAGCTAACGCGTCTTTAATTGATTGAAACATTGAAGTATTAAAAGTACTCATGTCATTATTATAATTACTAAGAACCAAACTTCAACAGGTTTTGTTCTATTATTTTGAGACCTTTTTTAGCTTTATGCTTAAGTGATTTGGAACTTATAAATTTAACACGTGTCTTTGAATAGAGATCTGTAAAATCTTTTATAAGCCAATCGAATATTTCCTTATCTTTACTTTTTACAGCTGCATCCATATCAAAAGCATGTAATATATAGAAATTGATTTTATGATTTTTTAGGTGCCAAAATATTTCCGCGGTTGCTCCCTCCCGGGAAATTTTTACACCAGTTCCCGGGACATATGTTTTATACTCCTCGAGTGTTATTTTTTCATCGTAGCAGTAATTATAAATAAACTTTAAACATTCTTTTAGTGTATTAATACCCTCCTCACTATCAGGGTCCTGAACTTCCTTTTCCTTGCAATATATTGAATAGCATTTTATTGCTTTTATAGTATTAAAAAAGGACAAGTCAAAATAATCATCTGGACCATATACTTTATATGGAGCAATAAAGAAATCGTTATAGTTTATATGACTATATTTTGATAAAAGTAAATTAAGCTTCTTTAAAGCTACCTCATCTTTACTTTCTATGTTATCAAAATTTTGTCTTAATCTTACCGGCTTGTTTTTTGCCTTACGAGAAGCGTATAAATGGCTATTATATATAGATTTCTCTTTTTCTGTAATCATAAGTTTATATTAGAGTTGGAGTTAAGAAACTTTGTAATATATTTAGACTTTGTTATAGACGGTTCAAAGTCTATAAATAGTTTAACTACATCGAAATTGGTTTCAATAGTTAAAAGACCTTTTAATATATTTCTTAACCGCTCTTCCTGTAAGACAAGAATAAAAACGTTTTGAAGGGATAATTTTTTACCTTTTAATTGGGAACAGAATGTACAGAAACACATTAATAAGTGATCTGACTCATCCTTTATTAAAGAGAACGCTGGTGATTTTGGTGCATTAGGAGCTAGCATGGTTTAAATTGTTTGGCTAAAGTTGCGAATTGTTCTGTTAGCTTCCCACCGGCTGAAGAAGCATGTCCACCACCGTGACATATATTTTTAGCTAATATACTCACGTCGACGTCACTTAGTTTTGATCTTCTAAATGAAACCGTCTTGGCTCCAGTATTAACTACTACGCCTATATCAGCATTATATTTCTTAATTAAGAAATGTGCTAATTCACCGACAGCATAATTGGCAAACGTTGCTACTACATTGTAACCCTTTATCTGCCCCTTAAATACATCCCCGTTGTCAACTTGGTGTTTAAACTTTTTAAAATATAGCTTAACAGCGTTCTTTTCATAAGCTGTAAACTCTCTAAATCCGTCAGAAAATGCTGAAATAAAATTTTCTGTTTTAGGAGAATTAAAATTATAATAAATAGCATGTAGCTTTAACGACTCCTTATATTGTGTATTATACCAATCATATGTACCGATGTATTCAATTAACAGTAATTGTTCATCTGTTAAATGTAGTAAATGGTCTCCAAACTTATCATAAATTAAATCAATAGTTGATCTATGACCATGGTCTGGGTATCCTTCTATTATAGTTTTAGCTTTACTATATAAGTGTTTATTTTTAATATGAGAGGAATGAGTATCAATAATAACAACATTAGATCTATCAGCTAACTTAATTTGATCCGGAGTTAAATCTAAATCAACAATATAAACTCTATCGTAATGATCTAGTGTTTGCAAAGCACCTCTAAATTTACCCGTAAAGGTGTATTCCGAAACGTCGTTAATATTAAACGCTTTAGCATCCTTATACAACCACTTTAACATTAGTGCTGATCCAGCGCCATGTAAATCGGTATCAGTCCATACTTGGATATTCACTACTATTATTTATAAAAGTTCCTTATGATGCAAGCCCAGCAAGCGTGTTCAGCGTTTCCATGCTATCATCCTCAAATTCTATATCATCAGCTTCTTCAATCGAAAGCGTAGAATAATCAATTCGCATTGCTTGAGTTGCACCTCTTGGACCGTATCGGTTTTTCATCATACCTAACCTAATAATTCCTAATTCTCTATCTTCTTCATTTTGAAAGATAGAACATATAACATCTGCAGTTGCAGCAAGACCAATAGATTCTGAAATAGTTGCTAGATCGGGATTATCAGTATCAAACCCTGCTCTGTTTAATTGTGTTGCAGAAATAATAGGGCAATTAAAGAGATAACTCATAGCACGCACCTGCTCTGTAACATGTTTGATCCTTTCATATGAATTATTACCCATTGTTGAGTGCATGAGGTTGAGGTAGTCGAGTATTATAGCATCTAACTCAATACCTTGCTCTTGAAACTTCTTTATAAACCCCTTTAGTTGGTTTGGTGTAATAGTAGCCGGGGGAAATTCCTTAATAAAGATTTTACCCCTTTCTTCACTTATTGCCTGCTTAATAGCCGGTGTATTACCGACTAATTCTTTCATAGGTACTTTAGTTACATTAGTACAAATACGTCTAGCATATAAAAGCTCTGACATCTCTAATGTTACCAACAGGACATTTTTGCCTTCCGTAGCAATATTATGTGCAACATTACCTAGGAAGATAGATTTACCTATATTAGTCTCACCAGCAAAAACATATAAGGATTTACCTGCTTCAAGAAAGCCACCACCTAAACAGTTGTCTAACCACTCCCACTTGCTTGGGATATGACGTTCTACTGAATTAATATCATCAATTAATGCATTAATATTTGAATAAAGATCTAATCCTAGATCTGTTACAAGATTAATATTACATGATTTTTCAAATTTATCTAAAACATCCGACGTATCTACCTTACCACTAGCAACGTCTTCTGCTACATTGAGCATAGTATGATAAACAGCCTTTTCTTTAAGGAACTGTTCCGTATTATCATACAGCTCTTCACTGTCTAAATTTTTATCAATACCGTTAAACGAGGTTACAAGTTCTTTAAAGGAGCTTTTTTGTTCGTCAGAAACAAGATAAGATTTAATTTCAGTTGTTGTAGGTAACTTATTTCGTTTTTCGGAAAAGTCTTTAATAATAGCAAAGATACTAGCTATAGCTTTATTTTTAAAATAATCAGGTTTAATAAAATCAGCTATAGAGGCAAGATAAGCTCCATCCGTAAGAGACTTATACATAAGGACGTTTTCAAAATAATCTAAGTCCAATTTACTCACAATATGATAATATAATAGCTTATTTTGATTTCCACTTCTTTAGAAACCACTCTTGACCCTTATAAAACTCTTTTGAAAGTGAAGCCAATCCGGGAGACTGATGAGTAACTAGAATGTCCCCAACACCTACCTTAAAACCAGCTTTATGACATTGCATAGAGTAATCCAAATCATAAAAATGCCATTTTGATGGGCAGCTTTCATCAAAGCGAATTTTCTTAAACACCTTTCTTTTTATCGCGAGGAAAACACCATCCAACATCACCACGCGTTTAGGGTACGATCCGAAGGATGTCATTACTCTCCGGTTGCCATCTCCATGTGCTACTGCACCGTGTAAGTTACCAGATTCGATCCCCCCACCCATTATATGCCACAAAGCTGGGGGCTTTAAGTTTACTTGGGTGGTTCCTGCACAACCAACAACATCAAATCTTTCAAATAATCTATCTAATTTAAGATCAGAAAAATTTTCTATATTTACATCATCATGAACCAATACCAAGTTTTCAATATTCTCTTGTATTGAAAAATCAATAGCTTTATTATAAGTTGAGTGGAGTGATTGGGTATTTTTGTTTTTAAAAATAATCATTTTATTAGTAGATCTATGTAGTATAGTATCTGCTCCATCCACCGCGGACGCTGAAAATATCATTCTTTTTATCATATAAATGTGTATGGTGAGTCGTGTTTAAATTTACCGGCTTTGATCCATCTTTTTGTTTTTTTATTCAATTTTAATATTACGCCTTCAGGCAATTCCTTCAACCCAGTACCACTCATAGTAGAGTAGTCACCTTTATTATTATAGTGCAAAATTGAACCTGATCTTGCTAAAAAGACTTCATTTGTATCGCAAAAAACTATACTTAAAGCATATGTACCGGCGAGAGCCTCTAGTGTTTTTTTTACAACATTAACAGGTTTAACAATTATTTTACCCCTATCATGCTCTTCTTGTGTAAAATATTCTAATAGGTGAGCAATAACAGCAGTATCTACACTATTTGTTAGATTTTTGCAGTACTGCTGCTTGAGTTTTTTATGATTGGTTAGAACACCGTTATGTGAAATACACCATGAAATTGTTTCAAAGGGGTGTGATGTGTCATATCCCCAAATTCTTTTAGCTGATGTAGGCGCTTGTACATGACCTAAAAAATATTTGGATTTAGGCTCAAAGGTATATTTGTCAAAATTTATACTACCTTGTTTTTTTCGTATAAATTGATCATCTCTTGTTAGACTAACTATGCTACTTGCAAAGTTACCTCGCTGCTTGTTTGCTTCATACAGCACCTCAAACATCGAACTGTTAAACGAACCGAAGATAGCACACATACCCTATATTAATATATAATAACAAATTATCAATAATCTCCCTTAGCTATTTTTTTCTAAATAATCTAACATTCTAGCGTCACAATAATCTTTACCCCGGCCACAAAAATGGCGAATATAAGGAGACATTTCACCGTCTGTGGATAAGTCGTAATGTTGTAAAATACCATATGGTAAAACTACACTAATATCTCTTAAATTCATCTGCACGAAGCCATTTCCCTGGCCTGGCATGCTAAGGCTATCTACTGGGAAAGGAGATTGGCCAATCTCCTCTTTTCCCAACCACATATTCCTAAACACCCCTTGATCCCATGCTTCAATGAGTGACTTCTCCATCATGATTTCCGTCCCCCGTTGTGACCACCATTTCACTATATTAAGATTTTTTTGTGTATTCTTAATAATCATAATACCTGTGTTAATTTCATGTTCAGTATTACCAGGGTTCTCAACTCGAGGCATGCCCCATTCAGGTGG